ATTAATAATAGATGGGATATTATCTATTTCTAATAAATGCATATATAATGCTACAATAGTACCATCAATCATTTTTACTTCGATACCATGATGTCTATTATATTCTATTAAATCATTATATACATCATCAAATTCGAGAGCGATATTAGAAGGATTCAATGGTACTAAAAACATTTGATATTTCATTCGTACAATATAAAATTCCGCTAATGGATCACGGATAATGTACACATTTTCGATCAATGTAGCAGTATCAACAATAGTAGTCTTATGAATACTCATAGTTGCGTAATTAAAAAATGAGATATTAAACAAGTTATATTGATATAATTTTCATATATTCAATTTTATTATTCATATATGAAAATTGAATTCTATACAAAAAATAATAATGTAAAGTAATACATGGGATACATTAGATACGCTAATGAAATGAATACTATATATCATTCACTAGCACAAGCACCATTAAATGAAAAAGGTATAGAATTAGAAGCACGATTTGGCGAGTTTCATGGAAAACGATTCGTAAATGGTATCACGTCAACACAATTTTTTTCAGTATTACAAAAATTTCAACAAAATGCATTGTTTCAAGAAATCTATGATGATATTATTAACAAAACAAAAAACCCAACCGATACTCATACAATTTATGAAAAGTTGTATGATATACATTCGAGTACTTCTAATTATGTATTACGTGTATCCTATAATAATCCCAATGAAGTTTTTATGATGATAAAAAAACGTATTCAAAATAGTGATATTATAAATTATTATACTAGATGGAGTATTTCAAAAGAAGCATTTATAACTCCTACTGAAACATATGGCATTAACATATCAGAAGTCGTACAACCATCTAATCTGTCTATTGAAAGAACCAAAACAAAATGGTCATTTATGCTAAAACCAAATGTATCATGTAATAATAAATCATATACTCTTTCAAAATTCCGTGTTGATTTTACTATCATACAAGATGTTTCTGTACGTCATCCAGTATATCAAATAGAAATAGAAGTGTTGTCTAAATACATAAAAACCATCAATGCAAACGAGATATGGGACGCCATCTATTTTATGTTATTAGAAATTCATAATACCAATTTTGTAATAAATCGATATGAAAGATCTCAATTGTTCAAAGAATTCAATTCGTTTTTTAGTTCTGATATACAGAAATACAATGAAAAACGAAAAAAAGCATTTCAAGAACATATTAGTATCATTAATATATTAAATAAACCGATTAACATGAAAAAAAAGTTACTAGACGATCCATCGCAATATGCGATTACTGACAAAGCAGATGGTATTCGTAGATTAATATATATTAACAAGAATGGTGTATATTTTATGTATCCAGATAAAATCGTAGAACATATGTACGTGTTCAAAAATAATAGCAATGACTCACAACATCAGTTATCACAAAAAAAGTACGAACCGTTTATGAATTCTATATTTGACTGTGAAATAGTTATTGATAATACTGGTACACAACGTATTCTTATATTTGATTGTTTAGTTATGAATAATACAGATATAAGACATCTACCATTTCGAACTCGTTATGAAAAAATACAGTCTCTTATAAATATTTCTGATTTGATTTTTGAGTTGAAATATTTTTCCATGCCTACACAGGATAATTTTTATGACAGAGCACGTGATCTATGGAAAAATATAAAAACTCTTCCATATGGTAATGATGGTCTCATATTAAACAATATAGAGGATGGTTATGATAATCTATACAATCCTATCTATAAATGGAAACCACCAAATATGTTAACCATTGATTTTTACTTACAAAAAACAGATACTTCAAATGTATATCAATTACTTGTTAAGGAACACAATACATTAGTCTCTTTCCAAGGAAATACTAGATATCCTTTTAATGGTACATATATAATGAATAAAAAAGGATCACTGCTTAATTTATCTCATGGACAAATTGTTGAATTTGCTTGGAATTATGAAACAGATACGTTTGAACCATTACGTATTCGTCTTGATAAACTATTTCCTAATTACATAACTGTCGCTTTATCTGTATGGAAAGACATACATGACCCTATAACAATCGACACGATAACAGGTAAAGATCTTATACCAATGCGTCGTTATCATAATACTATTAAAAGGCAAATGATATCTACGTTAGAGCCACATTCCATTTTATTAGATATTGGTGCAGGTCGTGGAGGAGATGTGTTGAAATGGATTGACTCAAAACTTAATGTGTTTGTAGTAGAGCCCGATATCGATCATATACAAGAATTAATAAAACGATTAGAGCAAAATAAATATCATAAAATCAAGGATAATGTGTATCATTACAATTTAGTTAATAATGATACATTAAAAGTCATCATACTTAATACAATTGGTGAAGATACTACTACTATTGTGAATACATTTCAACAGCACTTTGGAGCACGAAAAGCAGATGCCATCTCTATGTTTAATTCATTAACATTTATGTTTAAGGATAAATCAACATTTAATTCTTTATTATCTACTATCAACAAATTGTTACGAGAAAATGGTATATTCATGGGGATTGTAATGGACGGTTATGCAGTAAAACAATTGATGGTTCCTTATTATGACTTCCGTAATATACTACGACATTTGAAAGAATATGAATATTTTAATCTTGATGATAAAAGTATTGTTTCTAAAAAATTCATATCAGATGATTCTTTTTATATAAATAAAAAATGGAAACTTGTCAGTACTTCCAAACAAGTGGTTAAGGAGATGGTGGCTAATTTAAACCATTATAAACAACACGACATTCAAGAACTTAATTGGCATATTAAGCCAAAAACTATTATTACAGACAATCCATTTGGCAATACCATATTCATTCATCTTGATGATACTATTGTCTCTACGCAAACTGAATATCTCGTGGATTTTAAACATCTAGAACAGGCTCTTGGATATAAAAAGATTGAAGACTGTTATTTAAGAAATAACTATTTATCTGTTTCTCAACAAAAACTTAATAGTTTATACCGATTGTTTAAATTTAAACGAACTTCTAAAAACATTTTAACTGATGATATTACATTACCCTTATCTACGACAGATATACAAGAGCATTATATTAATATACTACTACCTGAACAAAAAGCAATACACAAGATTAAAGATTTTAACATGATTCGTATTGGTAATATTAATGATAGGCATTGTTTATTACACGCACTAGCACGTGCTGTTGTAAATAACTATATTGATATTTATAATACAACTCCGGATTCAATGCTTACTGATATTATACTAAAAAAACGAATACGTTTTGGTAATAGAATAGAAAATTTACTCCATACCAAATATAAACTATCTATTATTCACCATTGTCCTGATTGGATTACTTATTTTGATACATATAAAGAGACATTGCAACAACTTTATAAAGTAAACATCATATTATTAGATCCAGAAAATGATAGAATAATTAATACAGATTCTATGTATTCAGCAACTGTCTTTTTATTATTACACGATGATGTCATTGATACACTAGCCAGACAAAAAAAGGATGGTTCATTACAAACTATTTTTCATAATCAGTTCAATATACAATTTATATGATAAAAGTGATAGATTTGAATTATAGCTTGTTTGAGATGAAATATATTATTATGAATTATTCAACATAAATTCATAATAATTCTGGGATTGCTACAAAGTATAACGTCAAATAAAAATTGATTGTTATTGTGTTAAAAGATACAAATGTACAGTAGTACTAATAACCATGACGAATAGACAATACAAACACTTATCTCAGCGAGACCAAATTCTTAAACGACCTGCACAACATATAGGATCTACAAAAAATGCAAAACAAGTTGTGTGGTTGGCTGAAAAGCAAGAGGAATGGATTATCTATCAAAAAGAAATAAACTATAATACAGGATTGATCCATATTTTTTATGAAGTACTATCAAATGCTCAAGACAATTATTTTAATAGTGTGAAATCAAAACACCCTCTAAAAAAGATTAAAGTGGATGTGACAGAAGATGGATGGATAAGTGTATGGAATGATGGGTTATGGATACCAACTCGTATCCATGAATATGGAAAAGATGAAGAACATTTGGATGGAGAACATTATGAAGCAGAATTGTTATTTGGGCATTTGAATAGTTCAGGGAATTATAATGATGATCAACAAGAGCGTATTGGTGCAGGACTGCATGGTCATGGAGTGAAATTAACGAATATTTTTTCGTCGGAGTTTCAAGTAGAAACATACGATCCTCAAGAAAAAAAGAAGTTTGTTCAGAAATTTAGTGGGAACATGGGAAAGCGTAGTAAGCCTAAGATAACAGAACTCAAAAGTGATAAAGGAGGATATACAAAAGTAAGTTATAAAGCAGACTTTGAAAAATTTCATTTAACTGGATATTCAGAAGAGTTGATATGCGTGATTAAGAAGTTGACATTAGATTGTGCAATGATAACAGGAGTGAATGTATATTTTAATAATGAGAAACTAAATATTAAAGATTTAAATGCATATTCTAAATTGTATGTGCGAGAGAATACAGAAGATGAATGTATTGAATTTAAAACAAAAGATAGTCATGTGATCCTGCGTTCAAAACAAACAGTTGTAGATAGTCATACAAATCATATTTCATTTGTAAATGGTATATTGACAAATAAAGGAGGAGTACATGTATCAGGATGGTATGATGCCATATTAAAACCATTATCAGATATGATTCGTAAAAAGTTTTGTGGAAAAAACAATTTGGCATCTCGTTTTACAAAAGGAAATTTACAAGATTATTTTGTAATGTTTGTAAAGTGTAATCTACCAAATCCAGAGTTTGAAGGACAAACCAAACAAATATTGGCTCATCCTAGACCAACGATACAAGCAAGTCTAACAAAAATAAAGAAGTTAATGACATGGACCTTTATTCGTGAGATAGAAGAATTAGTATTAAGTTTGAATACTAAAGAATTGCAAAAAACGGATGGAAAGAAAACATTGACCGTACATGTGCCAAAAACAGATGATGCCAATAAAGCAGGAACAAAATTGTCAAAACAATGCACTTTATTTATTACAGAAGGGGATTCTGCAAAAGCATTTGCTATAAAAGGAATATCCTGTTTGAAAAATGGACGTGATTTTTATGGGGTTATGCCAGCAAAAGGAAAAATTCTTAATGTAAGAAGTGCAAGTGCGAAAGAAGTCAATAATAATGACGAAATATCAAACCTCAAAAAACTTTTAGGATTAAAACATGGATTAGATTATACTAAACCAGAAAATATTGAAACATTGCGTTATGGAAAATTACGAATATTGACGGATCAAGACCATGATGGTAATCACATCAAAGGCTTGATATTTAACTTTTTTGATAGATTTTTTCCAACTTTATTGAAAACAACATTGATTGATGGATTATTTATGAATGGCTTGAAAACACCTATTGTTCGTGTAGCACAAGGAAAAAAACATTATAATTTTTATTATATGAATGATTACAAAAAATGGGTAGAACAGCATCAACATGAGAAATATACTGCCAAATATTATAAAGGATTGGGAACTTGGAAAGATAAAGATATTGTAGAATTATTCCAAGATCCATTATATGTACAATATTTTGCAGATGGTGAGATGAGTAATACTATTGATTTAATGTTCAACAAGGATCGTGTAAAAGAAAGAAAAGTCTTATTAACAAATCATAAACCTGCTGAATTTGTGTATTCTAGTAAGAATGGTCAAGAAATTGTACCTATTACTGATTTTATATACAATGAAATGATTGAATTTAGTATGTATGATAATATTCGAAGTATTCCTAATATGATTGATGGATTTAAACCATCACAAAGAAAAGCATTATGGGTGGGATTACATAAACTATCTACTACACAAGAATACAAAGTCGCACAGTTTTCAGGAGAAGTTGCTAAATTAAGTGAATATCATCATGGTGAAGAGTCTATGCAGAAAACTATTATCAAAATGGCACAAACTTTTGTAGGTAGCAACAATATTGCATTTTTCAAGGAAGAAGGACAATTTGGCACACGTTTAGAAGGTGGTAAAGATCATGCTAGTGCTCGTTATATTTTCATTATGCTAGAAAAAATCACACGAAAAATCTTCCGTGAAGAAGATGATCCCATTTTGATTTATAATGAAGAAGAAGGTCGTGAAATAGAACCAAAGTATTTCTTGCCCATTATTCCTACTTTATTTGTAAATGGCGGTAAAGGTGTTGGTACTGGATTTTCTACTAATATACCATCTTACAATCCATTAGAACTGGTTCAATGGATACGCACATGGTTATGGAATAAAGCGTCATCTAATAAAAAAGAACAACAAGAACTATTACCATGGTACTGGGGCTTCAAAGGAAATGTCTATAAAAAAGGTAATACTGTCTATTATGAAGGTATCGTAGAACCAGAAGGAAATGATGTATATCATATCAAAGAACTTCCAGTCAAGACCTGGACAACTGATTATAAAGATAAAGTCTTAATACCACTAAAAGAAAAAAAGGAAATCCAAAAATGGAATGAATACAGTTCTGCATACGATGTGTCAATTAAAGTCTATTCTAAGAAAAAAATAGATGCTAAAACATCTAAGTATAAATTAGTATCATCAGAAAACTTATCAAATATGAATGCTTTTAATTCTGAGGAATCATTAGTAGAATACAAGAATATACAAGAGATGTTGCACGATTATTGTAATGTACGATTGGACGGATATAAAAAACGGAAGACTTACTTCTTGAAACAATTGAACACTAAACTATCAGAACTAGAAAGTAAAATGAAGTTTATTCAAGCAGTATTGAAAAACTCAGCTTTATTAAAATGGACTGAAGAAAAGTTAGAATCCATGTTTGAAAAAGAACATTATGTCAAAAAGAATAATACGTATACTTATTTATTAGACATTCCATTTAGAAACTTTACTCCTAAGAAAGTAGAACAATTACAACAGGATATCAAACAAATTACTGATAAGATTGAATATGTGACTAAACGTCGTCCAGAACAAATGTGGATGGATGAACTCAAAGAATTTGAAGAGGCATATTCTGTCTATATCAAACGTGTAGAACAAGAACGCTCTGATTTTTCAAACTTACAACAAAAAAATATTAAAAAAGGAAAGCGTGTTGCAAAAAAATGATTATTCCGTATAAATATAAATTAATAATAATAATAATGAATACTATTATTATTAATACAAATGATGGTAAATTCATTAAACTACATCATAAATTATTACCCCATTTTTCAGTAATACATTCATTACAAGAAGACCTTGATGCTACACCATTAAAATTAGATACATCATACGACATATTACATTATTCTATAAAACTGACATCGAAACTCGTGCATAGTCGTTTTAAATTCACAGACGTACCATTGGACTTACTTATTCAATTGATTAAATTTTGTGATTATATAGGAAATGATATATTGTTATATAAAATGATAGAGATATATAACAATTACTATATTCATTATTTATTGGATAATATATACATACAAAATGCCTCAAGAACTGGTTAGTATACGTATTGATAGAATGAATATATATGATTTGCGTAGATTATATAATCTATGTACACAATGGATTAAACAAACAGATAACTATATGATACATATGTATGACAAGATATTAAATGAACTATTAAGACGTGACCAACTGTCATTTTTCGATTATGTACATATGATAATTCATCGTTTAACAGGAAAATATGAACTAGATATTAGTGATAAAAAAATCAATAATAAACAGGTATAACATATAAAAAAATGATTAATAATAATAATACATTTATTATTATTAATCACAAATATGTCCAAAAGTTCTTATTTCCGGCCAATAGAAAATTCTCTTGTATATCGTTTTCATGCTGAGCAATATAATCATATTAAAGAACGTAAACCCAAATATTTTGCAAAAAAAAATAGATATAATAACAATAACAATACGGTAGACCCTAATGACCCTTATTATGTATTAGGTTTACCGAATGAAATAACTAGTTTAAGAGAACTTATACAATTTGCATTTAATTATAAAGGCAATAATGTAAATATACAACGTCTTATTCAAGTCATTCCTATTCTAAAAGAGATTGATACAATGATTGGAATGAAAGAATTAAAAACTGGTATAATGGATATGGTTATGTATTTTGTTCAAGGTATGTATGACACGAATCAAGATTATCTGCATACTGTAGTATGTGGTCCTCCTGGAACTGGGAAAACACACATTGCACGTTTACTTGCAAAATTATATTCTGGACTTGATATTTTACCAACTGATAAGTTTGAAATCTTAAAACGAACTGACTTAGTTGGTAAATATCTGGGTCATACTGCTATTAAAACAAAAGAAGCATTGGACAAGTGTTTAGGTGGTGTTGTTTTTATAGATGAAGCCTATTCTCTTGCCCCTGAAAATAGCAATGGTAATAAAGATAGTTATTCAAAAGAAGCTATTGATGTTCTTAATGAATATTTAAGTAATCATAAGAATGATTTTGTGTGTATAATCGGTGGATATGAACAAGAATTGGAAAATACCATATTCTCAATTAATAAAGGAATGAAACGTAGATTCCCATGGAAATTTAGAATTCATGATTACAACGAACAAGAATTATATGATATGTTTCATTTAATGGTTGAACGCATTGGATGGAATATTGAACCTAACGCAATAACCATTGATTTTTTTAAAACACATAAAAACGAATTTTCTCATTTCGGAGGAGATATTGAAACGTTTATTACAAAATGTAAATTTGCTCATATTCGTCGTATCTTTGGAACTGACAACCATTCCAAAATACTAACTACACAAGATATTGACAATGCTATTATAGTTCATAAACAACATAAACAAACATCACATATTGATTATACACCTCCTCCTGAACATATGTACACGTAAATAGTATTTAAGTTATAGTAAATAGTATTTACTAATTGTATAATTACAAATACAATCCTTGACACGTGACTGATACATTATTATATGTTTCTGGACTACTATTTGAGCTACATTTTATATACTACCTGTAGATTGATCTGTAATGTCCTGTCTTATTGTTACTACTCCAACTACAAGTTCTGACATATATATCATTTCCGAATATACTATTATCTTCACATGTTATACTTGATTTGGACCTGTCCCAATTGCAACTGTCCTGTGCCTACTGAACTTAAATCACTGGTTACTTCTCCATCACCATTAAGATATACCCAAGTAGTACCATCATGTCCATATCAAGTGTCACTATTTTCATTAAAAATATGACCATAAGTGTCACCAACAACATTAAATCCAAAATATCTTGAGATTTTTAAAATAGTTGATATAGAGACATTATTAAATGTGTTATTTTTGTTAAATTGGATTTGAGGTAAATGATGCGACACTTGCTTTACACTACTATACACATTATTCAAATATACATTAAAAATTCAAATAAATAAACAGAATGTGTGTATGTCTGAACATTATTATTTTGGAAATTCATAGATCCTACTCCAAATATTTAATCCATACTTTGTACCTTTTATCGGTGGCTCTCCACAATGTTTTGTCATTAAATCATCTTCTCCATCATGTTTTCTATTTAACCAGAATACTGCTCTCCCTTTTTTTGGTTGTATTCTTATATCCAATTTTGGAAAATAGGTACATCCTCCTTCTTCTACATCATTTAAATATACAAATATTGTAGATTTACGTTGTCCTGCCTTTTTCAATTCGTTTAATGAATCCTCTCCTATAAATAAATCGTAATGTTCTTTGTATTCTTGTCCTGGATTATATCTTACTACTTGTAATGGTTCTATATTGGATACTGGAGAATGAGTAAATATTCTTGCACGGTTTTCTATTTCTTTTACTATATCATCTTCTTCTGTTTTGATTGTTGCTGAATAAGAAGTACGTGCGTTACTTATATTACTAGTCTCTGACACAACTTTACTTCTATCAAATCGATCTTGTGATATTTTCACAAAATGATCACATTCATCTGTATTCATAAAATCTTCAATGACCATAATAAAAGGATCTTCATTTATTATTTTAATATTTGGCATCTCTATTTTCGTGTGTTCTAATGGTAGTACCGAAGAAATATATACTTTCTTTTTATTCCATTGTAGATATACTGATGTAATTAATATTACGCATAATATAGACAAGGCTATAATGATACCATTTGATTTATTCATTAATAGTACATAATAAATTTTTTTTATTATCAATATGCAATTTAAGTAATTTATAATTACATATTGTCTTTACATTATCAATTGAAATTTCACATTCATTATTCTCATATATTACATTTTGTATTTTCATAGAGTTTAGTGATATAGGAAAACATGTATCATACTTCACGTCCTTTATATCAAATACTCCTGCATATATATTATTCAAATGAGTATGTGTTAATGCTNTTTTATATATACTTGCTCCTCCTATCACATAGATGGTATCATGTGGTATATATATCGATGTTTTATAATATGCTTTATCAAATGTATCTGTGCTAAATAATATATATTGTTTTAAATGTTCGGGGTATTCAAATCTTCTGTTTGGATCTTTCACTATTACAAATCTTCTATTTTTTGGTTTAAAACTTTTTGGTAAATGTACAAATGTTTTATAACCAACAATTAAAATATTAAATTTATCTAATGTATTTTTTGTAGTTATTTCTTGAAATAATTCCAAATCTTTTTTACATCTCCATGGTAATCCATTCTTTAATCCGATTGCTAATGTGTTTTTTTCTAATGCCACTATAAGATTAAACATTATACATAATATTTAATCGTTTAAATTTTTAATATATATCCTAATAATATATTTTCATCCATATATAATCCATTATGATTACAAAATTCTTTATCACTTGCACACCAATCTTGCTTTTGACTACTATAACTTAACCATAATGGTATAAAATCATCATTTGGTTTTTCTTTAAATATATATCCTAGTAACACTGGTTCTGAATATTCCGGCGTACTACAGTATCCTCTATTTTTTAATTCTTTTGTGATTAAACAACTATCTGTAGTTTCATAATTTTCTGTCGCATATAATGGTATCGTATCTTCTACTTGTTTATTCGATATGTATCCCAATATTTTCGCTTCCATATATTTCACACCACTATTTACTGGACGACAATTACTCATGGGTTTATTTGGGTCATTTGTTCTATCACATACTATCATGTTAAATGGTACATAATGTGTATCCACATGATTTAACGTATCTTGATACATCTCTGAATAAGAAGTATGTAATGGAACTTTATGTTCCATATATTCTATTATATTACTAGGTTTTGGTGTTGGCACTTCTGGATAGGATACTATTCTAAACTCTTTGAATTGTTGTTCAGGTTCTCTTGATAATTCTTTATACATATAATACATATTCGTAATTGCTAATATAATAAATATTACCATCATTAGTATTAATAAAAACATTCCTTTCAGTTCTTTCTTCATAATTATATGTATTCAATAAATTTACAAAAAAAATGAATATTTATTTAGTCCAATACTATTATTGGACTAAATATGAAACGCATTCAAATCATTTATCATTCTCCTTGTTTTGATGGCACTGCTAGTGCTTGGTGTTTTCATCATTTTTTAGAATCACGAAATGATATACACCTAATTTATTCTCCTTATAATTATACTGATACACCACTATCTTCATTAAATAATATCGACGAATTATATATTGTTGACTTTTCATTTGATATAAATGTCATATTAGATTTGTGTAAAAAAGTAAAACGTAAAGTTTTTTTACTCGATCATCATCAAACTGCCATTGATAAATTATCCATTTTACAAAAAAATTGTCCTTTTACACTACATCTTGAATTAGATATCTCACGCGCAGGTTGTCAAATTACCTGGGATTATCTTTCTAAAAAATACAACGGAGAAATTCTTAAACGCCCTTGGTTTTTAGATTATATTGCTGACCGTGATTTATGGACATGGAAACTTCCATATTCCAAAGAAATAAATAAAGTTCTTCACTTTGATAAATGGATTTCTTCGTTTGATAAATTAGATGTTTTAAAATCCAATAGACAATTGTATTTTAATGAATTTCGTACAAAAGGAAAAACTTATTTAGATATTGAAAATAAACTACTTGCTAAAATTGCTTGGCAATCAAAGATTGGAGTTTTACATAATAAAAAAATGTATATTGTGAATACCACTATATTTATTAGTGAAATTGGAAATTACATGTTAGAACATGATAAACAGGGTATTGATACAGTTCTGATATGGCGTTACAATATTGAACATAAACGATTTGATTGTAGTGTTCGTACAAAAGAAACACAAAATGCCATTGATATATGCAAATCATTTGGTGGTGGAGGACATCCTCGCGCAGCAGGTTTTAGTACTACTGACAATTTATTATCACTTATTCATTTCTAATTTATAATTTGCATACAAATTATAAATCTAACGCATAAGAAGACGTGTTACAAGAACAAATACAGCAGTATGTAGAAGAAGTCCTAAGGTAGTAGGACATCCATTATACGCAAGACGGTTTCCTAATAAATTAGATAATAAACGGTCATTAAGTCTGTATAGAAATGGAGCAGAAATGAGTAAGAATAAAAAACCAGAAAGGATACTTACTCTCCATTTGTCAGAATTCGTGTAATATTTTTCACATTCTTCTTTAGAACACATTTGTCTGTTATTCATAATATTACAATAGTACAATATATTTTTTATATTTTTATATTTTTATGTATCATTGCATTCTACTGTGTATGTACTGATCACATAGTCTCCTTATTCTTGATATACATCTATCAAACACTGTATTCACGTTTAGAAAACATTTATTTAAAAATCCTGATTGTGATGGTGGTAGTGTTAAACCATTTAATTCAGGAAATACTATGTTTTGATAAATACCATATACATCAACACCAGTTTCATTCTCTTCTCTGAGAACGTTTTGTAGAGTTTGTACATTTTGTGGTAGTACTAAATCGATGACATCTCCATTTGTACTAATATTTATACTATTATTAGAACTTAATAATGTTCTAAACTTTAATATAGATAAAGAAGAGTTAGAAAATCTACTGTTTTATTA